AGTGCCTTTCCCGTGCCGAGCACGGAGTGGGTGAGAAACGGAGGCAGCCTCCACAATAGGGGCAGCCTTCACTATATGGGCAGCCTGAGAAATAGGTGCTGCCTCCACTTTATGGGTGCAGCCGAAACAGGCAGCCGACAGCCGATTTTGTCAAACGCGCGTTTCGGGAGGCGCGCAGACGAGGCAGCAGCAGGCAGCCGATTTTGTCAAACGCGCCCCGCGCGCAGCGGCAGGCCAGGCGCAAACGAAAGCACGCCCGACCCGCCGAACGGCAGGCCAGGCGCTGGGAAAGTGAAGCCAAAAAAAAACCCCACACGCCAGAAGGCGCGTGGGGTTGTTTGAGATGCGGGACTGGATCGGCTCACTTGCCGACGACGGACGAACCGAACGCCTTGCGGATTTGAGCAGCAGAGAGTCCGCAGGGTTCGCCAAGGAACGCAGCGAGGGCGACTCGCAGCGAGAGATTGCAGTCTCCCACGCGCACCGTTTCACGCTGCGCCCACGCGTACTCTGGGCGATTTGTTGCGATGCCGACATAGCAGGCGATAAGGACCGACCCCGCATCCTGCAGCGCACCCGCGATCATGGCGGGGTAGTCAGCGAATGCCCCATCCGCGCCGATGCGGCGCGGTTCCTTGCCCTTGCGTGACCACGCCTTGCAGGCGTTGACGGCGTTCACAGCAGAGAGGACCGACGAACGATCCACAATGCGGAGGTCGCCCGTGGCATCGTTCCCCGCTGCGGGAACATATCCAAGGATGCGAGTCTTGACGGAAACGACATTCTTCGTAGACTTTGCCATGATCGTAACTCCCGTGCCTAGCACGGCTCGTATGTGTCCGATAGTGGTCGCTATCGGTCGATATTCGCTAGCAAACGCGCTAGCGAATCGGGAAGCCGATCCACACTCTTTCAAGTGTGGATCGGGGTGGGTTTGTTGGGCGATTCCGCTTTGGATCGGCTTGCGTTCAACGGCTTGCTAGGTCCGTTGAATGGTGCAAGTCTTTGGTTTATAGTCGAAGTCATTAGCGGGGGTTATCGGATGGGGTTTACAGTCTCGCTAGCGGACCATGGTCGGCTAGGGAGAATACCTACCTAGGGTCATTGCCTACCCTACGCTAGCCCTGTACTACATGGGGTTTGCGCCTACCCTTGACGGGTAGTGTGGATAGGTCCGATATCCTAGGCTTGCCCTGATGCATGGCACAGGGCGCATCCGCAGTATCCTGCGGGGTATCGACTCTTCCGACACACACTGCTCTCTGTAGCCTCTACCTACAGGGAGGGGCGTGTGTCGGGTTGGATTGTCAAAGACGGTCGCGGAAAGAAATGCGACAACGGGAGGATAGCGACTACTTCGGCTATGTCAAGCATTCGACTCCAACAAAGTCACAAGATTGTGCAAATCTTGTTATCGGTCCTAGCGATGCGACTCCTATATAGAGAGGAGCATTCCACTAACGGATACCGTACAGATACCCTAACGGACGCCATAACTTCAACGGCACAGGCGATAGTGGAAGTTCGCTAGGATCGCATTACAGACTTCGGACGGTAGGGGTAGGGGTACGGGAGGGTCCGAATCGTAGCGCCGCAGGGACGATCCTAGGCGCCCTAGCGACGAAGGTTATTTGGACCATGTATCGTCAACATGGGCTAGTGTCACTTCGCAATGGGTGGGCGGACAATGGGCTAGGGATATGTCAACGGAGGGTGAAGTGGACAAAGAGGGCGCCCCTTGACAATCTCCCAGCGGAGTGTCAATGGGACGCCCTATCGTTGACATCTAGCCCTGCGGGCGATGCGCCATGCCGCCACGGGAGGGCGGATGGATGCGTACGGGTGGTGGGATGGGCAGGAGGGCAGCGGGTGGGGGGTAGAGGGGGGTAGCGCGCCGCTGGCGGAGCTCCATACCCCCGCTTGAATATCCGACCCCCAGTCGATTTCGGGTCTACGCCCCCAAGGGACTCCCGGGGAGGGAAGTCCGCATGTGAGCCCTATGGTATACCTATGGTACCATAGATACTATATATGAAGGAGAACTGCGTTCTCCTTCATAATGGGTCGGGTAATACCCCCCCTACTTCTTCCTACCCAGGCGGGAGATACCCCACCTCTTCGTCGTAGTCGACCTAGCTTGCCACTCCCTGCCAGCTTCCTTCGAGAACATCCCACCCGAGATGGGCAGGACGAACCGGGACGGCACAGGGTTGTTCCATTCCTTCACGAACTCCTTGGCGACCTTCTCCATCTGGAGCTTCTCCAAGGTATCGACACGGTCACTTGAATCCAGGGCCATCATGTCCTTGTACCACCCGACAGCACCAGCCAGGGCCTCGACCTGATCGTCGTGCCTCAGCGAGTCCTTGTCCCTGGTGATCCTGGAGACCTGGTTTCCCAGGGTAGCGTTCTTGGCTACCTTGGTCGAAACGCAGATCCTGTGCTGGGCCATGGCAGGCTCCAGGGTGTCGATGATCCGCAGCTCCTTCTGTCCCTTGTTCCTCTTCTCCTCCACAGCCACTGATCCAGCCAGACGGGCCAGATGGGGCTGCAGGAGCTTGCCGTACATGCCGTCGCCCCAGTTGCTTTCTACAATGACCGTCTTCACGACGTACTGGGCTGCGATGGTCGCAAGCTTGGCAAGGGTGTCGTCAGAGTGACCTCCCTCCAGTCCGTCGCACTCCGGGATGTGGATGATGCCGTTCAGGAGACGAGCCACGCAATATCCAGTCTGGTCCTCGCCACGGCCTGCCGGGTCGATGTACATGATGGAGTTCTCGTACTCCGCCCACCTCTGGTCCATGTAGACGGCGTTGTACCACCTGTCACCGGCCAGGCCTGCGCACTCGATGTTCGCTGGTGAGGTCGTACCCCACACCACGTTCATGGGCGCCATGTTGGTCGCCATGTCCCAGACGATGAAGCTGGACAGCCTGAGCGGATACCGGTCGGCATCGCTGAGGGTCGTATCCAGCAGCATCTGCAGTGCGAACATGGACGGGCCCATGATGGCCTCTCGTTCGATCAGCAGGTCGTCCGGATAGTATGTCGGATAGGTGGGATCCCCGGGCTTGGCGGTCTCGGCCTCCAGGTGATCCAGCAGCATGGGAGCCAGGCGGATCATCTGACGGTCGTCCGCAGGATTAGGATACCGTGCAGGCCACCTGCGGCACTCGTAGTGCTCCGCAAGGCGGTTGTACACCGAGTCCTCGGTCTGGGGGGTACCCAGGTAGATGATGTCTCCACCCGGGTTGAGGACGTTCTCAAACTCCCGCAGGCGGTGCATCAGGGTATCCCGTGCCTCCACGGTCCTCGAGTTGTCCACGATCTCTACGTCGTCATTGATGATCACGTCCACGTGGGTACCGGTGATCATGCTCTTGATGCCGTAGGCCGCCACCGAGGGGTTCTTGCTTGGGGTGGTCCTACAGCCGACGTCGAACCGGTCTGCACCGTCCCGGTCCCACTCCCCGGGCCGCAGGTGCTCCAGCTCCTCCATGCTGTCCAGCAGACGCCGGACCAGCAAGATGAACTCTCGGGCACGGGTCTGGACAGCCGATACGCACAGGATGGTGGTGTCTGGGTCGCAGTACAGGCGCCAGGCCGTGTAGGTAGCCGTCAGGTACGACTTACCGGCGCCACGCATGGCCTGGATCATCCGTCGCTTCGGGCCGTTCTGGAGGAAGTCGCAGATGTCGTACTGAACCGCCGCAGGCTCCGGGAGACCCAGGACCTGCCATGCCCTGAAGGCGAAGTTCCGGAAGTCCGACTTCAGCATCAGGGTGTATTCGTTGTCTACCATGGGGTGTTCGCCTTACCGGGAAAATCGCATTACAGACCTCGGAGGGTCTACCCCTCCGGAGATACCCCCTGAGGCACAGAAAGCCTCAGCGGGGCTCCTAGGGGCCTTAGAAACGATCCAGGGGCCTTTCGGCCCCCGGGATCTCAGCCTATCTTCTTGAACGGGAGGATCTCCCGCATCTTCTCCAGCTTCCCATTGGGGATGTCCATTGCCTGGACACCGTTGTCCTTCAGGAAGCGGAGACCTGCCTGAGCCCAGCCGGGGGATACCCGGTCTGGATCCTTCATGGCGTCGATGATGGCATCTGCGGTCAGGTGCCAGATCTCGTTCGACTTGTCGTCTTTACTTGGGGTGCTCATCGTCAAGCCCCTTTCGTGCAAGACCCAGGGTGAGGGCCTGCAGGGAGTTGCGGATGTCGTGGACGTGCTTCTCTAGCCGCACGATGCGGTCCTCGTAGGCCTTGTTGCGCATGTCCAGCTGGACCTCGATCTTCTTGACGTCCGACTTGATGGACATCAGCATCGTGACCAGCCAGGCTACACTACCTATCGTGGGGGTACCGACCATGGCGACCAGCTTGAGCAGGTCCTCAAGCGTCATGCTCATGACTGGGTATCCTCCCACGCAGTGATGCGGAGACGGCCGGAGGCTGGCCAGTTCTTCAGGTTGAGCGATGCGATGACGGTGCCATCGGCCTCGAAGTCGGCTCCCTGGTCAATCTGCGAGATCACCAGGACGGTTCCGCTGGTCGTTCGGTCCACGGCGCAGTGGCACGCCGCGCCGCCGGTGACGCCACGCGCCTTGCGGTTGGTGACGTTGTTTGTCTTGGTTCCCGAGTACGACCGCATGTTTGCCCACAGAGTGGCGTAGACATCGGTAGCGTCGTCACTGCCTGCGGTGACCTCGATGAGCACGGGACCGACGACGAACGAGAACGCACTGGTGGTCTTGTCCGCGGCTCCTCCGCTGAGCGTGATGAGCTTCGTCTCCACCCGGGCTCCCGAGGAGTAACCGGCGATCTGGTTCGTCTGAATCTGTTCAGTAGCCATTAGCTAGACCCCCTTGCGAGGAACACTCGAGCCTGACGGCTGGTGTCGCACTCGATGTTGCCTGCGCCAACAGCACTCTGGGCGGTACGGGCGAACGTGAATGCCACGCTCGAACCGCTGCCGATGATCGTGCGGGTGAAGGTCAGGTCGAAGTATGCACCACCACCGGCGTCGACGTCAGGGACGAAGACACGGATGGGGTTGCTGGGTGCGTTGGTCGTCAGGGACGACGTGATCACACCGGTGGCCGACGCGAAGTGCGCGGCACCGCTGTGGACGATGGGAACCATGACCGTGAAGGTACCAGCCGTGAAGCCGCACGTTGCGGAGAAGTTCACGGAGGTGACCGACCCGGTCAGGGTGCAGTTGGCGGTCATCGCCGTAAGGTCGCGGATGTTGTCGACGTACGTCTTGGTAGCCGCATCCGTTCCCGTAGTCGGCGTGGCCAGGTTCGTGATGCGCTGGCTGTTCAGGGACACCGAGGCCGTGGGAGCGGCCATCTGGTCGAGGCGGTTGGTCCGGACCTGGGTGTCGAAGTTGCTGACGTATGAGCTGGTCAGGGTCGTCCACTGTACGGCAGAGCCGACCGTGGCAAGGACCTGACCGCTGGAACCCTCGTCGATCTTGGCCGGGGTGACGGCATCGTCCTGGATGGACGTGGTCGTCACCGAGTTCGTGGTCAGGATAGCGGCGACTGCACCCTCGGGGTACGCCACCAGGATCTTGTCCGATGCCGAGGGCGCAGGGGTGATCGTGATGTCGGTGCCGACGATGGTGTAGTGGGTGCCGGGGCGCTGGCGAAGACCGTTGATGTAGATCTCCACATCAGACGGATCCGTGATGGCCGAGATTGCCGAAGGCAGGGCGAACGCCGTGGTCGCACCGTCTCCTGTGTAGACAACTGTACCGATTCCGCTAAGGGATGCGGGAAGTGCACCGGTGACGGCGGCCTGAAGCTGGTTGACGGTGACTGCATCGGTGCCGTTGACGCCCGAGGCGATGTTGCCGACGCGGCGTCCACGTCCGTTCCACTGACCGTCAGTACCCAGGGTCATCGCATCGGTCTGGAGGTCGAACGCCTCCTGCACGATGAAGAACAGCTGGTTGCTGTCGAGGTCAAGAAGCTCGGACGTGATGTTGGTGCTGTCGACGTAGTCGATGTACCGTGTGTCCTTCTTGGTCTCGCGTGCGCACCGGAGGAGATCGGTGTCGTATAGGTTGGCCGTGAGCGTGATCTCCTCGTTCACCGTGTCGATGGTGTAGTCGGTGGTCACGGTCAGCAGCGTGCCGTTCTTGTAGACCTTCAGCTGCGTAGAGATGCTCTCGGTATCGGCGGGAAGGAAGTCCACGGGGCCCCCGTATGAGAAGGGCCCCGTGGTTCCGCCAGCCGTACCGACATGCTCCGTGTAGGAGTATGCCATGTCTTAGTTCTCCAGGTCTCCAAGCATGAGCCGGGAGTACCAAGTGTTTAGAAGAGGTGTGTGAGACTGCATGAACTTGAAGTCACGTTCCCCGGTCTTCTCGTCGGAGAACACCATGCGGGAGAACTGTGACCCTGACTGCAGGATTGGACCGAAGATGTTGTTGCCGCGGATCGTCTGTCCACCACCACCGGTCAGCGAGTCGACGAGCGACATCGCGGAGGTGTGGTGGGCTCCGAGCCATGGGGTCTTTACGGCACGGCTGAGGAAGAATCCCGCCGGGTTGTCATTCCACTGCTGCTCAAGCTTGTCGGAATCCGACTTGCCCGTGGCGACCTCACGAACCGCCTGATAGATGTTCTCTCCAACCATCAGTGCAGCGTAGGTCGTCGCAATGGTCGAGAGTCGACCGTTGGCGGCGGTGCGGAACGCCACATTGGTGGCGAAGGCACGGCTGTACGAAGTCAGGTTGTAGAACATCTTGTCAATGGCGGACCCGGCTTCAACGGAAGAAGCAAGGCTTGCCGTGGGTACGTGGAAGTTGTGGGCCGACGTCAGGAACTCGAGCATCGCGCCCATGGTCCTGTCGTCGACTCGTTCCCGCAGGGTCCACAGGCTGAAGACCTGATCCTGACCTGCGAGTCCGTTCCTCAGGTTCCTGACGACATCGGGCGTCAGTAGTCCTGCGTGGTTCATCTGGATGGCGACGTCCCAGGGAATGCCTGCATCCTGTGCAAGCTGCCTGAACCGTGCCCGTGCCGCGTCGGTGTTCTCCGCAACGGCTCCGGCCCCCTCGAGCGAACGGGCAAGCCGTTCCATGTTGTCGAGGCTGCGGGTGATGAACTTCTTAGCCTGGCGGTCTGCGACGACGCGGGCGATGCCCGAGAAGTACTGCATTCCACCGGAACGCATGCCGGTCTCGCCGAACGCCTCTGCAAACGCAATGGCTGATCCGGTGACGCGACCGTACGCTTCGGATCCTTCGGTCACCGCCTCCTGTCCCGTGGCTACGTGCCAGAACCGTTCCCAGGGCGCGATGAAGCGCTCCGAGACCGAGGTACCGACACCTGATCCGAAGGACGAGTGGGCGTGGGAGATGTACTGGTCGACGCCATGCGAGACGTCCTCGTAGATGCCGAAGTCACCTGAGTGACGGATGGCATGAAGTGCGTCGAACATACCGGACATTCCACCGCCGTACATCTTAGATGCCGTGATGGCACGTGGAAGCTCGACGGCAAGACCCGCCATTCCCCAGAACGCACCTGCGGATCCACGGACAATGCCGGTGGAGATACGCAGAGCCGCGTCAAGGGCTGGCTTGGTGTTGTACTGGGCGCGACCGGTGGCGAACTGCCACTTCTTCTCGAGGGCGTCGATGGCCGACTCCATCTCCTTGCGGACGACCACGTCGGTGACCGACACCGCCGACTGCTTCAGGGCAGCGAGCACCTCGTCAAAGGTGCACGGAGTCCCCATGGCTTCGGACAGCTGGGCATCGAACATGATCTGAGGAGCACGGATCTCCATGTAGAGCTTGTGCTCCATCATGGGCGATCCGATGTACCAGCGACGGACCCGTGGATCGTTGGCGACCGCATCCTCGAGGGTGCGTGCCGCCGTGGACCGGGATCCCTGAGCCGCACGACGGAATCCGATTCCATCCTGGGTCAGGCTGTTGGAGAGACGGCTGACCGTCTCGGCTGCCATCTCGTTGGCGTGCTGGACGATACGAGCATCGAACGCCGCCTGATCGGCTGCGCTGAGGACATTGTAGGCAGTCCCCCTGGGAAGTCCCAGTGCATCCGCCAGTTCATCGGGGAGAGGCTCCCCTGACGTCCTGAGACGATCTGCATAGACATCCCTGAAGCTGTCCTGGGCCGCTCGCTGGTTGGCGAGGATGGCCCTGGAGTTTCCTTCGCGCGGCCGGTAGTTGGGACGACGGACGCCAGGATGGGTTACATCCAGTCGGTTGCCGACCCGGTCATAGGCATCGCGGAGGAACGCATGGACCTCGAGTTCACCGGGATTGAGGCCCGTGGTGACTCCGGTATCCAGTGCGGTCTGGACCCGAAGGTCCGAATCCGCGGTCCACTGTCCCGCCCTGCGGACACGCTGCTCGATGGCCGCGAGACGCGCCACCGACAGCTTGCCCTGGTCACGGAAGTTCTGGAGCGAGCGGAGGTTTCCATTGTTGAATCCGAGCGCCTTGACAAGGGGCTCGGGGCGGTCAAGCATGTTGAACGCCGTGACGATCATGTCGAACTGACGGGAGATGTTGTGGATCTGCCCGAACTTGGTTCCTGCGGTCTGGAGACGGAACAGGGCACGTCCAAGGTTGCGGAGCGCAGGGATGCGTCCCATCGACATCATGATGTTGTTCATGATGAGGAGACGCTCTCCCGGCTTGTCCTTCGAGGTCAGCTTCTCCAGGATCTGGGTCCTGACATCAGCTGCCTTCTCGGCCTTGGTCTTCGGAGCATCCTTCTTTCCAGCAGGGGCCGGTGCCGACGTAGCGGTACCAGCTGCCTTGGGATCGGTGACTGCTCCGTTCTCGTACCGCATCTCGCGTCCAACGGACGGAGCACGGGCTGCCCGGGCTTCAGCATCTGTATCCAGTGCGTTCTCCATCAGCTGGGCATCGCGCATCGCCGCGGCTTCCTTGCGGGAAGTTTCGGTCGGAACACTACGTCCCCTTCCGGAGGACATCTCTGGACGGGTCCTGATGCCAGCCGCCGCCTCGTCGAGGCCTTCGGCAATCACAGGATCTGCACGCTGGGCACCAAGCACGGAGAAGCGGATGTTGCGTCCATCCATGGTGGCGCTGACGAGATCCTCGGTGGGTTCTCCGGCAAGGACGGCACGCTCGCGCTTCACGAAGAAGTCCTCGAGCGCAGTCCAGCGCGGAAGCTCGGTCACGTCGCCGTACATGTTGTACAGGCGGCGGTTCAGCTCTTCCGCGAACTCCACGTCCCCGTTCTCCATCGCTACGGCGATACGGGCTCGCATGCGCGAGACCTCGGTCACGTCCTTCACGTTGGGAGTGGTCGACGCAAGTTCATGTGAGCGACGGATCATCGCGGGTCGCCCCTCGATGCCGTCGATCTCGGCCTTCACCTTGTTGGCACGCTTCTCGAGGGATGCAATCTCCTCGTCGTACTGCTTGATGCGGGGATCCGCATCGGTGGCTCCGGAGGCCTTCAGCTTTTCTCGAGCCGCCTTGGTGGGCTCGAGTTCGTCATTGATCATCTTGAGTTCTGACTGACGTGCCGTGTACGTCGTTCCGCCATTGGCTTCGGACGCAGCACGACGCACACGGTTCCTGAGCGTGCGACCACCCTTGGTGTACGCAAAGTCAGGGCCCTTCTCAGCCAGTTTCTTATCCAGCGCAGCTGCTTCCTTGGTCCAGGCTGCCTTTCGTTCGGCTGCCCGGGCTGCATTCAGCATGTCAGGGGTGACTGCCGATGCAGGGGTCAGGTCTTTGTTCAGGTCTGCGACCTGTCCAGTGAGCTGAGCCTCGTATCGGTCGGCCAGGTTGCTGAGACGCTTGGCTGCGCGTTCCTTCTTTGCAATGAGGGCGTCAAGAGCCTTCAGGGTCTTGGCGCTCTTGAGGGCACCAGATTCCTTGAACCGCTTGGCATCCTCAGCCGACTTCCTGAGACGGCCGACTCCCTCTCGGGCTGCCGCGATCTTGTCGTCAAGCGACAGGTCCTTGGCACCTTCCTGGATCTTCGCCACCTCGGGGTCGACCTTCGCCATCTCCTCGCGGAGGATGGCTTCCTGCTCCGCAACCGATGCACGCGGCATGACGGGACGCTCGGTCCTGACAGGCCTGAGGGGATTGGATCCCGACATCAGTGCGTTGTCAGTCGAGTTCTCGCCAAGGAAGCGGTCGACGAACTCGACCTTCCAGCGGTTGGCGGCACGGGTCTGCTTGACAGCCGCCTTGCGGACGGCCTCGGTGCCAGCGGCGGAGATCTCGACCTTCCACAGCGGGAAGCCGAAGGCCTCCGTCATGGTACGGTCGAGGGCGTCCTTACCGGCACGTGCCACGATCTCTCGACGGGTGCGCTTCACCTCGTCGAGGGTACCGGTCACTGTTGCCTCTGCCTCGTTGAACTTGGCAAGGGCCTTCTTCAGTTCGTCCGTGGCACTCGACACGTCGGTGTGCCACATCGGATCCTCGTCGACGATCCGCTGCGAGTCCAGGACCACGGCTGCATTGTCTGCATCGGGATCCATGGCCGCATCGAGGCGTCGACGCGTCTCTCCAGCCTTCTTGCGGTGGGCGACGAACGTGTCGCGCACCTTCTTCAGGCTGATCTGGAGTTCCTTGAAGTGGTCAAGCTTCTCGAACGCCTCATCGTTGAGGCGGGTGAATGCTTCATTGAGCTGATTGATTGCTCCGTCGATCTCGCCAAGCGTACGTCCGGTGCGCTCCATGACCTCCGTGTGCATCTCGTTAAGGATGTCCACGGCTCCACGGAACCGTCCCTGGGTGACGTTGTCGTTCAGGCGGTTGACGGCCTGGGTCATCTCGTCGGCCGCGGAGGCCTCGTTGATGGCCCTGACGCGCTCAACGGCTGCACTGAGCGCCTTGTCCTCGAGCAGGTTGACGCGCTTACTGGCAGAGATGGCGTTGGCGGCACGGGTCACTCGATCCTTGTCACCACGTGCCATCCACTGTGCGACAAGACGGGCATCCCCGGAGGCTTCCTCCAGGTAGTCCACGACGAAGCGGAACTGTTCGAACTCGTCGCCCATGTGGGCACGGAGCAGGTCGATGGCCTTCTTGCGGAAGAAGTGCTTCTCGTCTCCGCCGCCGAGGACATAGTCCGCGACGTCGTCCTGCCACTCGTCGATCTGGGCCTGGGTGCGCTGGGCTGCCTCGAGGCGATCGGCGACGTGACGGTTGAGCTCGGCGGCATCGGGCTTGTTCTTCTCGATCCATTCCGACAGTCCGTCCATGTCCTCGGTGGAACCGAACATGGCTCCTGCGCGTGCCTCGTCGTCCATCAGGACGCGGCGAAGCGGATCGTCAGGACCCACGATGGTATCAAGACTCCGCTCGAGGCGGCTCTTGGACGTGCGGTATGCGCTCTGAGTGACGTAGTCGATGGTGGTACCGAGGGTACCCTCATCGCTGTTCGCGGCCATGTTCTCAAGCGCTGAACCGGTGTTGTTGACGTTGTCGGCTTTCCTGAGCCAACGCCCGATCGCATCGCCACCGGCTGAGAAAGTCACTCCAAGAAGAGACCCGAACGCGACGTTGTCGGTCCAGTTCTCATCCTTCTCGTAGGTCTTTCCATAGACGCGGTAGCCGTCGTCGTTGAGCTGCTTCCACTCCGAGTAGGAGGAGGATGCACCATCAAGGCCGTCCCACAGGTAGGTGGCTGCCTTCCACGTGCGATTGTACTGGGTCGACAGGGCAGTGATGCGCGCTCCCATCGACAGCGTGGTCGCAGGAGCGGCGGCAACAGCCGCGGCTGCACCGGCCGCAGGAGCGGCAAGACCTGCGGTGGCGACGATGGAGATCGTCGTCATCGGGTCGACGGTGACGTAGTTGACGACGGCTGAGAAGATTTTCTGAGAGGCGTATCCCAGCATGTACGACTCGCGGTCGTACTGCTCGATCTCCATCTGGGCGCGGGTCACGACCTCGATCTCGCGCATGCGCTGGTCGAGGTGCTCGGCTGAGACGGAGTTGTTGATGATGTCGTCGACCAGCTCCTGACCACCGCGCTGCAGTACTGCAACACGCTGCTCGAGTGGCATGGTCTCGTACATGGTCTTGGCCTGGGTGGGGTTAAAGTTGGGATCGGGCTTCGAGCCAACGTCGGGATCCCATCCCTGCCACCAGTCCACGACTGCACGCTGGGGCGTGCGCATGTATCCGAATGCCCACCGACCTGCACCGCCGTCAGTCGCGCCGTAGTAGGCACGGTCGACCTGGGTGGCGATGAAGTCGGGAAGGGCGGAATACCCCACGCCTCCGTCAAGAAGCGTAGGGGCTACTCTGACTCCAGAGTCCTTTGGAAACTCGTACGGCTGATCGTAGTTGAAAGTACTCATGGAGTAGAATCTCTTATTTGAAAAGGTTCTCGTATGCGTCGGGGATCCAGGGATTGTTGTCCTTGGCTGACTTGGCAAACACCTGCTCCAGGGCCTTTGCCCGGGATGCACGCGTTGCCTCAAAGTCATCGGCTGACACGCTAACTGCATTCACAGGAATGCTGCGCCATTCTCCTGATACCTTGGCCCTAACGGCCACGTATCCTTGCTTCACGTCCTGGTCATACACTGCAATGTGCACGTCCTCGACGTGTTCTGGACGGAAGATGGTTTCTACAGCCCCGCCACCCGGAACATCAAGCTTGGGCAGCGCGTTGAGTGCGTCTGCAATGGCTTGCTTCTTTGACAGAAGATAGGACCGCCATCCGTTTGACTCCAGGACAGCAGGAGGAGGCAGTGGAGTTGATCCCTGCTTTCCTCGCACGTTCTGGACGATCTGGAACGACGTATCTCCGTTGTCTGCCTGAACCGGATAGATGGCGAATCCCTGCTGACGCAACATGTGTGACATGGTAGCGCCGACGTCCTGGCTGCGCGGGGCCGATCCAGCAATGGTTGCCATGTTGAGCAGCAACGCCTGATCTGCCGGTGGCAGCTTGGCGGTTACGTCTTTGGCCTTGACTCCAGTGAAGTCAAACCATCCCGTGTCAAGACCAGCACCCATGGTCAGGTCCAGCACGGCCTTGGAGCGCTGTTCTGCAAGTGCCTTAGTGACAGGTCCATCCTTATCCGGAGTGGTGTTCTTGGCTTGCAGGTTACGAGCCATCTCAGTTCCAAGAGCAGCGGTCGTCCGACCATCAACCTCAGGACCGAGGGTTTGGAGGAACGCTCCCAGACCCCAGGACTGCATGGTGCGTGCGTCACTGATGGCGTTGTTACGGGCAGTGGGGTCCATCGACCGATTCATCACGTTCCAGTACGCAGTCACCAGCGAGAAGTTGTTGGGATCATCAAAGGCACCGACGACCTTGGCCTTGAGTTCATCCGGCATCTTGGTATCGGAGTATCCGACCATTGCTTCGACGATCATCGGCTCGAGGTCCTCGACCTTGGTCTTGCTATGGGATCCATCGGCAAGGGCACGTGCAAGCGGGGTGAACTTCCAGTTCTCCTCGATCTTCATGCCGCGACGGCGTGCACGGTCGGCTGCGTTTACTTCAACCTCAGCCGCTCTCTGCGCTGCGCCGCTGGCCTTGGTGTCCTCTTCCCACTGGTTGACAAGTCGGTTGACAGTCGGACCAATCAGGTTGGACACCTCCGGATCCTGAAGCGAGTTCAGGTCGGTTCCGAAGTGGCGTTCAAGGACGTCAGTCAAGAACTCGTCCCTTGTGTTGTACTTGGCTGTCCAGCCCTTGGAGAACTCGTCTCCCTGCTGCTGGGTCAGGTCCACCAGTCCTGTGCGTTCCTGCTGCACTCGAGTGCCGATGTTGCCAATGATCTCCTTGGTCATGCGGACTGACTGTGAATCCAGGATTGGATTACCACGTCCGTACAGACCGGCGGCGGCCCTGAGCTTGCCAATGTCCGTGTTCTCGGCAGAAACGCGAGCCTTGGCGACCTCGCCATAGGCACGCCTACGGGCGGCATCGGACACGGTGGTGTCGTTGTCGATGGCCTCGATGGCTGCATCGAAGTTGACAGAGCCTTCAGCCACCCATGCCGAGACCTTGGTCTCCTCGGCCTGTCGACGGTACTTGTCGTTTCGAGCGGAGACCATGTCGCGGACAAGGACCTCAGACTGCTGCCTGATTGCTTCCGAGACCGCCTTTTCTTCCGCTGGAGACATGTACGCCACCAGACCAACCATGCGTTCGTCTGACAGGACCTTCTCTTTGACGGTGTCGAACACAGCCTGTTCAAGGGCACTGTCGGTAGCCGACTCGAACATACCGGCCGTCTTCATCAGGTCGGCCCGGAGTCCCGTGACGACTGTGGATGCGGCTTCACCAAAGGTCTCCCGAGCCGCGGTGACGAGAGCGGCTTCCTGCCGCTTGTCGTCCAGCTCTGCCTTGCCTTCCAGGGCTTCCTTCTTGGCGAAGGCCTCGGCACGAAGTCCCGTGTAGGTTGCCTTCATGCGGGGGTCGGTCTCTTGCTCGGCCCGCCAGGCATAGCTCAGTGCAATGTCCTCGAGAGCGCCTGGATCGGCTGCCTCGAATGCGTTCTGAATACGCTCGTCGCCCATAGCCCTGATGGCAAGGGCGTTGTCGAGGAACGCCTGGCGCTCCTCCTGCTTGGTCTTGTCGATCTCGGCCTGAAGCTGACGGGCTTCGCTCTCGGCCTGCTCGATGACCTGGGCCCTGGTGGCCTTCATCTCGGTCGTCTCGCCCTCACGGGCTTCCTTCAGAAGACGTTCCTCAATGGTCTTGGCTTCTTCAGGGGTCTTGGCCTTTGCAATCTCGAGCTTGGCGGCCGCTGAGAACTCAGCTGCAAGCCGTGCGTTCTCTCGGTCGGTGTCGGCCTCAGCGCGGCGCTTGAGGATGTCCTCGCGTTCCTGCTTGGCCTCGACTGCCTTCTGATACGTGATCTTGCCCTCGATCTCGGCGGCCTGGTACCGGAAGGCCTGTGTGCCCACCTCGGTTGCCATGCCAAGGATCTTCTGAAGGGCTGCGAACGGATCCTCAGGCATTGCCACGGCCGTCTGTGCGACGAACCGTGGCGTCTGGAGATTTATGTCAGCGGAGCCGAATCCAGATGGACTCGGGGCTGCCGGTCCTCCGGTGGTCCTGTACTCACGTGGCATGTTGTCTCCTTAGATGTTTGGGATGCCGTTTAGCGCTGCCTGCTGCCGTGCAAGATCAAGTGACTGCTGTCCCTGCATCAGTCCCATGCCCATGCTGAGGCCCTGAAGTCCACCCTGGATTCCTGCGAGGAACGGAGAGGACGACTGGGCCACTTGCCACTGAGGCATGGCGCTGATTGCAAGATTCTGCTGGTTGAGGTTGTTTTCCATGGAGATCTTCGCCGACTCCCGCGCTGCCTGGATGGACAGACTGGAGGCAAGTGCCGAGGTGGATCGGCTTGTGGCCGTACCACGTTCAGCCGCAGACACCGCAAGCGCGCCCTTGTAGGCATCGTAGCGGTTCTGGAGCTGTCGGCGCTTCTCGGTCGCAGTGATCTCTCCCTGCGCCCTGGATACAGCCAGGGTCTTCTCGTATGCAAGTTTCTGCTGTGCGTTCTGGTAATCCGCCGCCTTCCTCTGCTGCTTGTTCTGATAGGCAGAGGAGGCGACGGAAGCTGCCGTGGATACCGCACTGATGGCCACGGCCACTGCCGGTGTGATTGCCATTAGGTACTCGCTGCGCTTCTACGCCCGACGACGAAGTCCGCCACAAACTCGAGGCCACTGATGTTGACAGGAGCTGGGCTGTCCGATCCAAGATACAGATCGACTCCACCGCTGCTGCCCATGACCTTGAAGTTCTGGCTGTCCCTGTCCGATAGCGTGTTGAGGTTGGTGATGAATCCGATTGCCCCAAGGCTCTTTCCCGTGTACTTGTAGACGCGGTTGGAGGCGGGATCGGTACGTGGATCCACGGTGAACGTGAAGTATCCGGTGTTGCGGTGGTGCACGGAGCACTGCTTGATCTGCAGGGCACCGACTGCCTGTACGCCGTTCTGGTCCCTGACGTACTGCTTGGACAGCTGCACGTTCATGTCGAAGCCGTATCCGATGTACACGTCGTGTGCGCTGAGGTTGCCGTTCACGACGATGGTCGTGGTGGCTCCCGGGGTCAGCGAGTAGACGCCGTAGCGGACACCTTCCTGGTTGCCCCATGCCGATCCGAGGTAGACCTCGTCGGCGTCGGGAAGGAAGTGCGACACGGTGAACGTCGTGCGCTTCGTGGTCGAGTTGAACACGCCGCCGGAGGCGACGACGATCGAATCGAACCGCGGGCGGTACGACGGGAAGGCGTCGGAGTGACGGAGCGGAGTCCGCTCGATCCTCAGCCGGTGCGTCCCGCCGCTGCTGATGCGGCTCAGGGTATACAGGTGATCGTCGATCACGTGCATGCCAAGCACGGTGTGGAACGACGTGTGCGTCCAGCGACACCACGACGACTGGAGCTTGCGGTCGCCCTGCCAGAACATGTAGTTGACGAAGACCTCGGAGGAGGTCCTCAGGAACAGCATGTCGTTGGCCGGGGATGCCTTCAGTTCTAGCACGCCCGAGCCGATGTATCCATCGACATGGGCTGCTGCGTCCGTGGCGATCGACTGAGCGGCGCCTTCGTCCGTGATGTACTCGTAGACCTGCGACCACGGGCCCTTGGGGGCTGCCCAGTAGAGCTGGGATCCGATGATGGCTGGACGGGAGGACGGAGACGTGTAGGCGGTGGAGGGAATTACCGACACGGTGGTCGGGCTCATGGCTTCCTGCGCCCTGATCTCGTACTGCTGTCCACTCTGGGTGAAGACAACGATGCTGCGCTGGAACGGAGCCATCCACAGGATCTTGGTCACCTGCGCGGAACTGAGCTTCACGTCGATCGGGTCGGAGTCGACGACTCCAGCGTACGAATCGAGCCAGAAGTTGTAGAAGTCTCCGGCGGCGGATCCGACGACATTCTCACCGGCGCTGAACCACAGGCGGTTGCGGTGGATGCAGACGTCGGTGATCTGCTTGCCGACGAAGGACGGTCCAGGATTGGTCTGGCTGTCTCCGCTGTAGCGGGGAACCCAGGGACAGAACCGGACCTCGAAGGTCGTAGCTCCTGTCTGGACCAGCCGTACCGGTGCCGTGGCGTTGTCGAGTGTCGAGTCGACCATCGGGGTGATGATGCGCTTGTACCACGGCTGAGTCGTCGTGCTGATGGACTCATACCACCCGGCCGGATGGCCGAGGGCATCGTCCTTTGCATACCAGTATTCGGCGGCTACCGAAGGAGGAAGATCGAAGTCTTCCCACGACGTCTTGTTGTGTGCGTTGCCTGTGGCATCGACATCCGTGCCGCCGAACGTGTACGACACAGGGGAACTCGGGGAGAGGTCCACTGTGACGGACGTGTTGACGATGATGGTGGTGTCGTCCACGGTGACGGCTCGGATGTTGGATCCAGCCGTGTTGAGGTAGGCCTTCTGGGCGGTCTGCTCGGCTCCCGTTCCTGTGTAGGTGACGGTGCACGAAGTGCCGTCGATCTTGCGGACATGGAGCGGAGTGGTAGCGTCCTGGTGAAACAGGACCACGTACTTCTCAGTGGCGCTGCGCTCGATCCAGTGGACTACGAC